GCCCTCGTTTCTGGTGGGCTTGGTGTTGTTGTTGCTCATGTTCTCTCGGTCCTTTGCGTTGGTTGCTTGGTTGGTTGAAACTTGGTGGCTGGCACCCGGAGCCTGGGGTGTCTTGGTACCCCGGGTACCAGCCATGCTGTGTGATTAGGCGGTCAGTTCGGCCACGATCTGGGTCTCGTTGGCTTCGAGTATCTGGGCACACGTTGCCCGGTCGTCGGGCTGGAGCCTGTTCAGGAACAGGTAGATCGCAGCTTCGATGCTCAGGTCGTTGGCAATGTGGATGAACTCTTCCATTGCGTTGGTCCCGATGTCGGTGAGCACGTCGTCCTGTGCCCTCAGCCTGCGCACCGTGTTGAGCAGCGTCGGTGAGTACGCACCGATCCTGGTCTCCTCAACCTGGGCGTCGTAGCCCCAGCGGAGGGGGTAGGCGAAGCGATTCAAGAACGCCTCGTTCAACATGTTGGTGCCCCGGTACCTCGGGTTGTAGGCAGCGAACACCACGCACCCTTCGTGCTTGGCGACCCGGGCACCCAGCTCGGTGATGTACAGGTTCTGGCGTGCATCCAACATGCCGTGGAACCCTGCGGTGAACCGTGCCGGTGCGAAGTTGACCTCGTCGAGCATGATCACGCCTCCGTATCGGGCGGCGAGGGTTATCTCCCCGTCCTTCCAGAGTGGCAGCCCCGTCGAGTGGTCCACCAGGGTGGTGCCGTAGGTGGAGCCGGGGTCCAATGCACCGCTGAACTCAATGCTCACAAACGGAAGCTGTTTGTAGGCAGCGTATGCCCTGGCTGCTGTGGTCTTGCCCGATCCGGTCGGTCCCTCCATCAGGATATTGTGATAGAGCCTGAGTGCTGAGTCGAAGTACTCGAAGTCGCTGTGTCCACCGGGCAGGAACCGCCCCGTGTACGCCTCCAGCACCCGTTCCGATGGGATCAGCGCCTCGACCTGGTCTCTGTCCTTTTCGGGTACAGCGTCGAGATCGAAGGCCGTGTCCGAGTCGGTCTCGGTCTTGGGCTTGGTTTTTGTTTTGGTTGGCACGATCAGAACCCCTTTCTTGTTGGTTGCGGTTGCTCGTGCTGTGCCCTGGTACCCCGGGTACCAGGTTGCTTGCTGTGTCCCTCTTCTAAGAACACAAGGAAGGACTCCGCCCCGGGAGTAACTCGCAACGGAGTCCAACCTTCTGCCCTCACTATGTTAGGTAGGGTAGGTGCTACATGTCAAGTCCTTTCGTACTCAATCCCACATCGGGAAGGCTCGTGATCCTCGGTGTGCCTTGCGCCACTCACACCAGCAGCCACCGTCGAGCATGGGCCTGCGATCATCCAGAAAGTGGATGTCCAACCGGCAGCTGGCCTTCATCAGTTTCCACTCCCAATAGCTGAGGTAGACCAGCTGTGCCCAGGCTGTGAACCTGGTGACCAGGCCGCTCATGTCTCTTCGGTCAGCTGGTCGTATGGGTACTGGTCCTCGTCGAGGGCATCGGGTGGTGCCCAACGCTGGGCCAGGGTGAGCATGTCGTCGGGGTCCCAGGTCCAGTGCTCCATGGTCACATCGTGAATGGGCAGGTCGCTGGCTTCGGCGTATGCCTTGATCGCATCGGTCAGGTTGGTCATGTCAGTTGTCCTTTGGTTGCAGGCAGGATGCGTTGGTGCACCTGCCCAGGATGGTGATGGTGAAGTAGCCACAGCTTGAGCACTTGGTCCAGTTGGGTGCTGCCATGTCAGAGCCCGTTCTCTCGCACGCTGGCGACGTGGGTGCTGAACTTGTCCCGGTCGAAGCCGGTGTTGCTGGCTGTGAAGTCGCCCATCAGCCTGTTGGTCAGCTTGTTGATCTGGTTCTCGACGTAGACCTTGGCCACACCTGTCTGGTGTTGGTCGAGGTCCCGCAGTGTCAGCCCGATGCTGTCTGCGATCCGGTCGAAGTCTCGTTTGGTCATGCTCATGGTTGGTTACTCCTCTTCGTCGCTTGCCGGGTACAGGTCGTCTTCCTCGTCGTCGTCGCCCCAATCGACATCTTCGGGGTCGTAGTTGGGGTCCAACACCTTGTCGATGTCGACGCTGCCTTGGTTGCGGTCGTCGCCATCGTCGTACTCGTAGGCCGTGTGCTTGGGGCCGTTGCTATCCCACAACAGGTCGGTCCAGTCGGACCAGTCGCCCCACTCACCAAGGTCTATGACGCTGGCCTCTTCGTTGGCGTAGAGCAGGGCTATGTCGACGGTGTCGATGGCTGCGGTGATCCGGCCCATGTCCTCGGTCAGCCTGCCGATCTCGATGTCGAACCGGGTGGCCTCGAAGTCTGGTACCCCGGGTACCTGATCCTCAGTGCCGGGCTCGGGCTCAGCTGGTGTGTCAGTCATGGTTTTCTCCTGCCGTATCGGTCGTACTTGGAGCTGATCAATTGCATGTTGAGCGATCCCAGCTCAGCCTCAGCCGACAGCCAGAACGCAGCCCGGCTGCCTAGTTCGAGACAGTCCAGCTCCCATGTGTTGCTCACTTGTTCAGCCTTTCTCTCTCCCGTTCCACTCCGGGCCAGGTGGCCGGGTGCAACAGTGCGTGGTACCAGTCGGCTCGCTCACAGTGGAGGGCGTGGACGTTGAGTTCGTGCGCCTCATTTGAGGTGATGTTGCCTGCGAAGATGGCGGTGCCCCGTATGAAGGCTGCCTCTTCACAGGTCGGGATCGGTGGGCTCGTGATCCTCATTGGTCTGTTCTCCTGCTCGCTCTCCTGATTTCTCGCTGCCTTGCATCGACGATGGCTTGCTTGCGTTGGTGCATGATCATTCCGGCTTGGCTGATCTGGTTGGCGAGGTTGCATCCCAGCTCGGCGTGGCTGAGGGTGTTGGTGTCGGGTTGATGGCACTGGTTGCAGTCGGGTCGGTTCATTGCCTGCTCGCTTTCGTTTGGTTGGCTTGGTCACATTGGCTTGGGCTTTGGTACCCCGGGTACCAGGTTGGTGATGGTCACATTCACCTGTTGGTTGCCTTGAGAAGGGGGTATGGGGGGCTGGCTCAGGGCGCAGCTCCATCCATGCCTAACGTTAGCAGGGGTAGGGGGTGGGTGTCAAGCGATCATCGCGACTATCTACCGGCAGTGATGGAGTGTGGTCACCCTGTGTGATTCGATCATCGTGACTGTCTACGGGCGAGCCCGAACCTGGAGCCTGGAGCCTGGAGCCCTGTGTGATTTGGTACCCGGGGTACCAGCTGGGGCACCGGGGCAGGCTGGCACACTGTGGACAAAAAGGAACGCCCCAAGGTTTTCCCTTGGGGCGGTGAATGTTGACTCCCTGGCTGGCTGGCTTATTGGTTACTTGCTGGCTGTTTGTTCCATGCTCGTTAGCTGGCTGTTACTTGCTGCCCCGCACGCTGGCCGGAGCCTTGCCCTTGCCCTTACTGGCTGGCTTGCTGGCTGGCGCTGGCTGGCTGGCTGGCTTGATCGGTGCCGTGGCACCTTTGGCCTGCCTGGCGGTGATGTGCCGTTCGACTTTGTCGGCTGTGGTCTTGAGGACCCCAACAAACTTGGTCAGGTCGGCAACGCTGAGCGCTTCGTAATGGTCCTTTACTCTGAGCGAGTCAAGAGCCTTCGAGACCACTGCCACGCTGAGCGTTGACACTGCGCCGTTACCTGCCTTGGGCTTACGGTTCGACTTGTTGGAAGACTTGGAGAGCCTTTCCGCCTCAGCCTTGACCGCACTGCGCGTGATCACCACGACCTTGCCCTTGTTCTCCGGGTCAGCGTTGAACGCGTTCACGCATCCTTGCATGACGTTGCGGGCGGCCTTGGCACTGCCTGCCCTTGAGGCGGCCTCGCGGTGCGCTGTGAAGCTTGCACCCTTGACCACTTCCGTGGCCGGAAAGTACTCCGCCGTCAAACGGTACTTGCGCGCCGTCTGATAGGCAGGAGCCTCTTCGCCCGCGGCCAGGAAAGCCTGCGCCAGTGATTCATAATCGGCACTGGCTAGTTGTTTTCCATCGGCCGGGACCCATTCGTCGAGCAAAGCCCGACCGAACGACCAAGACGCTAAGCCCTCAGCCTGTTTGGCTGCGATGCTCCGCGCGAAGGTAGCTGGTGTAGCTGGTGTAGCTGGTGTATTGGTTGCTGTCGTTGTCATTGTCATACCCTTTCAAGGTACAAACCAGGACGCAACCAGGGAGTCGCTATTCACTTATCAAACAGCCAAGGTCCCATGATAGCACGACCAGCGCCCTACCCCTACCAACACCAGGACCGCGCCCACCAGAAACCAAGAACTTGGTACCCAAGGTACCAACCAGTAACCAAGACCACCCCCACCAGGCCACCCAGAATCTTCCAGGCCAGGCACCCCCCGGAACCAGGACCCGGGCCATGCAAACCAAGGGCCGACTAGGTACTAGGAGGGACCCGGAGAACCTGGTCTGTTTATGTGTTTTTTCTTGGTTTTAGAAGCTGGGTTTTGCTTGGTTTTTCAGCTAGGGGCCTGGGTGGGCCGGGTTTAAACATGGCAAGAGATTTATCTCTTCGTTTGGTACCCGGGGTACCGGGGGATGGGCACGGGGGAACTAGTTACTAGTACTGGTGTGCCCCGTGTTGCTGCGTTTGGGGAGCCTGGCCGTGGGTGCGCTTCCGTGCCGGGTTTGCGCTCAACCTACTGCCGCCAGGACTTGGCGTGCCGTGGGACGGGCTAGGGGGGTGAGCCTCCGCAGGTGCAGGCGCGGACGAGCTTGGGGTTGAGGAGGGCGCAGTGACGTTCGTGGCGTGTGGTGGTCACTGGTTGGGGTGCGGCTGCTCTGGCGTAGTTGCGGCGGTCGTCGCTGCTGGAGAGCTGCCAGGCTGAGCCGAGGCCGGTGTGCTTTTTGCGTTTGGCACCTCGGGTGCGTTTGCGCTTGTTCGAGGAGGGGGTTGACGCAACCGTTTGGTTGCTGTATCTTGGGAACGTTGCATTCATAACAACAGAGCCTAGACGCTCAGAGAAACCCCCGTCAAGTACCAGCCGGTGCCCAGCGGGGGTTTCTTCTTTGTTACGGGGTTTTGTTGAACTGGACGAGCACACCGTTCTCTCTCAGCTCGTTGATCGCTTGAGCGTATTTCTCTTCGACCCAGGCCGGAGTGTCCGGCGGGAACACGATCTTCAAAAGCACCACACGGGTGCCTTCGGGGTGGGTGAAAGTGCCTTCCCCCTCCACCGTCATTGGTGCCTGCTGGGCTTCGTTCGGAGCTGCCATAATCTTCCATCCTGCCTTTCTTGATGGTGTGTGCCGGAGGGGTTCTCCGACGGGAATCATTCTAGCCTCTATGCTGGTACCCCGGGTACCAAAGTCAGGAGAGCCCACCATGAGTGAGATGGACCAGAAGAAGTACGACGAGGCTCGCGAGGCCGGAGCTTCCAAGGGGCAAGCCAAAGAAGCAGCCACCGGAGAACCAGCCATCCCCACCGAAGAGGTGGACCCCCGAACCCTCGACGAGTACGCCGCACAACCCGACAATCCAATGACCGCTCCAGCCGAGCCGTCGGAGCCAGCCCCCAAACCCAAGAAGAAGAAGGCTGCGGCCAAGAAGAAGTGAGCGAGGGAACCAACCACCCCGAACACCCCAGCGGCCAGCAGCCCCCCGAGCCCACCGACGCCACCCGGCTCCAGATTCTCACCGACATGGTCGGCATCGAAGAGGGAGGCATCGCCGAATACGGGCTGGCCATCGTCGCCTACCTCGGCGAAGACGGGGAGCGCTACTACGGCTACGCCCACGCAGGCGACCCGCCGCTCTCCTCCACGGTGGGATTATTGGAACTGGCCAAACGGTCCATAATGAACGACTGGTACCAGGAGAACGGTGACTGAGCAGGACTGGTCGAACAAAACCCGAGCCCGCCAAGACGTTGACGGCAACCGTGTCAACGGGGACAGGGCACAGTTCAAACGGGTGTTGAGTATCTCCGTCGCGAAGATGGCCCTCGTCGACGACGACCCGCCCCGGTGCCGGGGCTGCGGCCGGGTGATCCCCAAACCGCGCCGCTACGCCCCCAACGTCGCCTACTGCGAGGAGCGCTGCAAGCGGAGGCTCTACGGGCGCAAAGCCCGGGAGAAAGCCCGGCTCGAACTGGCCAAAGCGAAAGCCCTCAACTCGGCGGTGCCCGGCAAGGTCTACGCATCGTCGCAGACCCGGGAAGGCGAAGTCTACGAGAGAATCAAAAGGGGGCTCACCACAAAAGAGTGGCATGACTGGATAGAACGCCGGATCACCGACGTAGAAATCTCCGCACTCCCCGGTATCGCCGCGACCCCCGCCGCGGTCGGCCTCGCCCGCAGGGCAGCCCACAACAACGAGATCAAAAAGCTCAAAGCCCAAGCCCACCAGCCCAAAGCCTCACACACCCAGATGCTCGGCCCCTCAGACGAAGTCATGCAGAAACTGCTCAAGGACGACCCTGCGGCTTTCGAGAAAGAACTCGACCGGCTGGTGCAGGCCTTCGTCGACTGGCGCAACGAGTTCTTCCGTGTCAGCGCCACCCAGCCGTACTACACCAAGGCTGTCCACAGGAAATGGATCAGAGCCACCCTGAGGACCATCTACACGGGCGGACGCCAGCTGATCCTCAGCCCACCCCGGCACGGCAAAACAGAGCTGCTGATCCACTTCTGCGACTGGCTGATATGCCGCAATCCCAACATCAGGATTCTCTGGGTCGGCCCCAACGGCGACATCGCAGAAAACTGTTTAGGCCAGGTCAGAGACATCCTCGAAGGCCACGACAAGCTCAAAGAGGCGTACCTGCCCCCCGGCCAGTCATGGGAGCCCCAGAGAAGAGGTGCAGGGCTCTGGTCCCGGTCGAAGTTCACCGTCGACAACCGCACCGAGTTCTTGAAACAGCCCACCATGTGGAGCACAGGCGTCGGAGGCAAAATCCTCTCCCTCGACGCCGACTTCATCATCGTCGACGACCCCGCAGACCCCGACGCCTCATACACCTCCGGGGGCAGAGAAAAGATCGAAAACTGGTTCAAAGTGAAACTCATCACCAGAAAGATGATGGACACCGGCCTCGCCATGATCTCTTCGAGGGTCCACCCCGAAGACCTGTACTCCGAGTTCATCGAATCCGAGTCTTGGGAAGTGGTGATCGACAAAGCCCATGATGTTTCGGTTTGCGGGCTCGGGCTCTACGACGACCACTCACAGCTGGCAGAGCCAGAGGCGTGTGTGCTCTTCCCCGAAGTCAACCCGTTGCAGTACCTCCGAGAGCAGCACGACGTTGTCGGCGACGCCCTCTTCGAGATGATGTACCTCAACCAGCCCCGCCCCGACGGGACCCTGATCTTCAACCCTGAGCTGATCAGAGAAAAATGCCTCGACTACACCAGGGGCCTCGGCCTCGAAGGCATCCCGGGAGAGTACAAGCTGGTCGCAGGTCTCGACCCCGCAGCCCGCGGTGTCCAAGCCGCCTTCCTCTGGGCGGTCCAGTTGGTACCCGGGGTACCAGGCGACCACCGCCTCCCCCCCATCGAGAAGTACTACATGGTCGACCTGGAGACCCAGAAGGCCGGGGGTATGGAAGGTGCCGAGGCGATCATGCGCGACTGGCACGAGAGGTACGGCTGTGAACTCTGGATCGTCGAGGACAACGCCTACCAGAAGGTCTTCTTCGATGATCCCCGGATCAGGCTCGTCGCCGCAGAGCTGGGCCTCCAGATCAAACCCACCTCGACAGGGGCCAACAAACACGACCCCGAGTTCGGAGTGGCCGGAACCGCTCCGCTGTTCCACGAAGGCAAAGTGTCCCTCCCCTACTCCGCTCTCGACCCCGAAGCGGTCAGGAAAACCGACAACTACATCAAACAGCTGATCAACTTCACCGGAGCCACCAACAAACAGGGCGGGGGACGCCGCAAGCCCCTCTCGGACATTCTCATGGCCTCCTGGTTCCCCCACGCCACCGCCATCAAAAAGTGGCGGAGGGAAGCAAAACCGACCAGGGTGAAACAACTCGACGGAGGCTCCTACCCCCGGATGCAGTACCCCGAAGCCCCGACCATCCCCTGGGACCACACCCAATATCGGTTCTGAGAAAAACATTTCGCTACTGTGAGGGACCATCATGCGTGACAAGCAATATGTCCTCGAAAGGGTCGACGCTCTGCGAGCCCAGAACTCCGGCTACCTGACAGACCGCCGCCGGATCAGAAGCATTATGAACGGCGGGGCCGAGGGCATTGCAGCGATCATGGCTTGGGACACCGGCAAAGGCTCCAGCTCGGGCGGTGCCAACTCCAACGCCAACAGCTTCGGGTCCGACCTTCCCGCAGCCAACTACATGGCCTCCGGTGTGGAACGCCTCGCTCAGAAGGTCGGCCAGCCCCCGGCGTTGAAGATGCCCTACGGCCACCGGGACTCCCAATCTGCCCGCGAAGCTGGAGAGAAACGCGAGCGCATCGTCAAAGGCTGGGACCACATGTCCCGCCTCGACCTCCAATTCCCCCAGATCGGCCGCTGGCTCCCCGGCTACGGGTACTTCTCCTGGGTGGTTAGACCCCGCCGCGACCCGGTCACGAGACAACTCTGGCCCCACGCCGAACTCAGAGACTCCTACGACACCTGGCCCGGGTTCTTCGGACCCAACCAGCAGCCCCACGAAGTGGCGTATGTGCGCAGCGTGCCACTCGCCGCCCTCAAACAGGTCTACCCCGACATTGATTGGGAAGCCCACATACGTTCCCGCAAACCCAAACCACCTCTGACGATCAGAGGCTCAGGTGCGCGGATCACCCTCGACATGACCGCAGCCGACGCCCGCTGGGAAGGCAACGGCGGAGGCACCCAGATCGTCGAGTTCTTCGACGACACCGGGATTTACATTTGCGCCCCCGAGTTCGAGCTGACCCTCGACTACATTCCGAACCCCTGCGAAACCGGGCCGCTGTTCGTTGTCGGCAAAAGGGTCTCATTCGACCGGCTGATGGGCCAGTACAACCATGTGATCGGGATGATGGGGATAATGGCCAAGCTCAACGTGCTCAGCCTCATAGCCGCCGAAGACTCCGTGTTCAGGGAGACCAACATCATCGGCGAGCTGGAAGGCAACACCTACGAGCGGGGCCGTTTCGCGGTCAACGTCTTGACCCGCGGTTCAGAGGTGGCCCGGCCCACCGGGGAGAACAACGCCCAGCTTTTCGCCCAGATCGACCGCCTCGAACGTCAGCTCAGGATCGGCGCAGCCTACGACCAGGGCTCAGACTCTCTTGCCGCCCGGGGCGGGTTCATCACCGGCCAAGGGCAGCGAGAACTCAGGGACCCCATCGACGCCAACATCGGTGAATACCAGCGGGTCATAGCCGACGCCGTGGAGACCCTCGACACCCGCAGGCTCGAATGGGAAGAGAAAACCGAGAAGTCGAAGCGCAAACGGGTGTTCTGGATCGAAGGGGACCGGCTCGGTGCGGAGAACTACGTACCCAAAACCGACATCGGTGGCAACTGGCGCTCACGGCGGGTATACGGGATGATGGCAGGCTGGGACGAGTCCACCAAGATCGTCGGAGGCCTCCAGCTGTTGCAGGGCCATTTGATTGACCGGACCACGATGCAGGAGAACCTCCAC